GAGGAAACTTTAGATCCTAATGCTAACGGATGGTGGTGGACACAATCATCTAATGCTACTGCAATTATTGCTACAACAACTGCTAACACTGCTACTGGCACTATATATAATCCTACTGCTACTTATGGTTACCAGGGATATTTTTATACCAATAGCGGTATTTCAGTAGCGCCCTCTAGCACAATTGCTATTATTCTTACTGGAACGTTATGTGTGGTAAATACCACATACGCACATGGATTGTCTGCTGGTTCTTTAGTTTATATTGCTAATACTACAGGTGTAGCAGGTTTAAATGGTGCTTGGGTAGTTTCTGCCGTTCTATCGGCAAATCAATTTCAATTTGTTACAACATTAACTGGCACAGTAACCACTGGCACAGCTCAAAATACTGTTTATGCAAGACCTTCTGGATATGTTGAAACCCGTGCTTATAACGGCTCTGTAAACTTTACCGCTGGTTCTGCCGTACCTAATCAACAAATGATCCGTCAAACAAGACGTTATTTTCGCTATCAATCTGGTAAAGGTATTCAGTTTTCAACTGGTTCTGTATTAAAACCTAAGTTATTGACTAGCAACGTCACTGCAAGCGGTTCAGTTATTACCGTAGTTACTCGCACTCCACATAACTTGACTACCAACGCAACCATTCAAGTGTCTGGGGCAACAGCCAATACTTATAACGGTATTTTTAAAATTCAAAGCGTTCCTAACGCAAATACGATTACTTACAATACTGTTAATAACGTCACTCCTTCAAGCAACGTAGCGGTAACTGCCACTGGACTCCCTCCAACTGTATCGCCTTATTCTTGGTATGGATCAACTAACAAAATTGGTTTTTTTGACAGTCAAAATGGTATGTTTTTCCAATATGACGGTCAAACTTTGTATGCCGTTTATCGTAACAGCGTAAATCAACTAAGTGGTGTTGTTGCGACAACTCAAAGTAACGCTACAGTTACAGGTACTGGTACAGCATTTACAAGTCAAGTTAACGTAGGTGACTTTATTGTTATTCGTGGTCAATCTTATCGTGTAACTAACATTTTTAGCGACACCAGCATAAACATTAACCCAGAATACATGGGTGCAAACGTAACCAATGCTATTGTTTCTAAAACTATTGATTTAAAAATTCCTAGTTCACAATGGTTAGATCCATGTGACGGCACAGGTCCTTCTGGATACAATCTTGACCTTACCAAAAATCAAATGTGGTTTATCGACTACTCTTGGTACGGTGCTGGTGTGATTCGTTGGGGTTTAAGAACTACTAACGGCACAATTAACTACGTTTATGCGCTACAAAGCAATAACGTACAACCTACCGCTTATTTGCGTTCTGGTAATTTGCCAAGTCGTTATGAATCCAACGGTCAAGGTCCAATTACCACTTTGTACTCAAGCATTACTAACGTGGCAAACGTCATTCCTGTTGTAAGTTCCTCTGGATTTAACCCTTTAGGCGGAACAGTAAAAATTACTGGATCTGCGGTCAATGCTGCAATTGAGTATGCAAACTACACAGGTATTATTGCTAATTCAGCATCAGGATTGGGTTACGATCAATTGACAGGCGTGACACGTGGCGTTACAGGTGGTGCTGCTGGTACAGCATTTACTGCTGCATATCCATCAACCAATGCAATTCCGCCAGTATCAGTAGAATATTCTCCGCCTGATTCTGTGGCTGTTATTTCACATTGGGGATCATCTGTTGTAATGGATGGCGGATTCTCTAATGACGTATCTTTGATTTTTAACTACGGAACAACTGCGAACGTAACTGTTGCAAACAGCGGTGTTGTACCAATTCTTGCTATTCGTGTTGCTCCATCTGTTGACAACGGAACTGTAGGAACGTTGGGTAACAAAGAAATTATTAACCGCTTGCAATTACAACTCCGTGAATTAGGCGTTGTAACCACTGGTACATTTTTGATTCAATTGATTTTAAATGGTCAAACTACTAGCTTCAGCGGTTCTTTTGTTTCACCAACGCAAAACAACACATATACGTCATCTATTTGCCAAGTTGCATCTAACTCCAACGTATCAGCAACCATTACTGGTGGAGAATCAATTGGAGCTGCGTTTACCAACAGTTCAGGTCAAACCACTTTAGATTTGACAGCGGTAGCAGGTATTGGCAACTCAATTCTTGGTGGTGGATTAAGCAATTCTGTGCCAAACACAACAACTGCTGGTCAATTTCCAGATGGTCCAGATATTTTGTATGTTGTAGCTACTAACGTAAGTGGCGGTAACGCCAACATTATTGCTCGCTTAAGCTGGCAAGAATCTCAAGCATAAGGATAAAAAATGAAAGAAGAAAACGGAAAACGCAACAAAATGTTTACGGCTAAAGAATCACAGCCTGTAAGAGTGGAAACCATTAGCGATACTTATGGTCATCACAAACATTATCGTTTGGGAACAATGCCAGCGGGGGGTTTCCAATCGGTATGGCGCTTTGAAGATAATCAAGATACTAAAAATAGCTCTAGCTCATTCCCAGGCGGAAAGAAAGTGTACTAATATGAAAGGCGATAAAAAACAAGGTCTTAACTTAAAAGCCATTGGTCAATCAATGAACTTAAAGCTCAAGCAAGGCGCACCTGAAACTTTGCCTGTAGCTGCTGGTGTTAAGTCTGCCCGTGACTCTCATAAAACAGAACCACATAAAGGGAAAAGATGAAAATTACAGACAGAATTACAGAGTTTTTAGATTATATTGGTAAAGGTATTGGTAGCGAAACGCATACCGTTGCTTGTCAATTTGCTGCTTTTTTAGATCGGTTTGAATCACAATTAGAAGTAGTGCCAGAGCCAACATCAGAACTAACACCTGAACCAGTAATTGAACCAGAACCAGTAATTGAACCAGTAGTAGAACCTGTTGTTGAACCACCAGTAGAGAATCAGTAAATGGATAGAAAGCCCGCTGCCGCTATTGTTGCAAGCGCAGCGGTGCTTGTTAGTCTTGCTGTTCATGAAGGATATAAAAGCAATGCCTATCAAGATGTAGGCGGTGTTTATACCGTAGGTTACGGTCAAGCAGATGGTGTTAAAAAGGGTGATGCTACCGATCCAGTCAGAGCGCTAGTAAAGCTAGAGCAAAGTTTGGATGAACACGCTAAGGGGATGGTTCAGTGTATTCATGTACCCATTTCTCAAGGAGAATACGATGCTTATTTGGATTTTACCTATAATGTTGGGGTGTCTGCTTTCTGTCATTCAACCCTTAATAAAAAACTTAATAGCATGGACTATGCAGGGGCTTGCAAAGAGTTGTTAAAATGGAATACGGCTGGCGGTAAAGTTGTTGCGGGATTACAAAAACGTAGAGCAGAGGAATATGAAAAGTGTTCAGCACAATCCAATTCAAACTAATTGCCTACATTGTCGCAATAGTTTTGACGTTTTTTGCTGGATGGACTGTGAACGGGTGGCGCTATCAAAAGAAAGAAGCAGCGCAAATAATAGCTCAAGAAAAAGCTATTCAACAAAAAATAGCACAGAATCAAACAGCAACCGATCAGATCAGGAAAGATAAAGATGCTCAAATACAGTCTATCAACGATCAGCTTGCTAATGCTCTTATGCAGTTGCGCTCCCGCCCCAGTCGTAGTCAATACAGCACCAACAATGGACAAGATGGCACTGGGAGATCCCTTTCTGCCGAGGATGCAGAGTTTCTTATCAGGGAAGCTACCAGAGCAGACCAAATAAGAACTGCCCTGGATGCTTGTTACAAACAATATGATTCAATTACTCGGTAGCTATTAACTGACCTTCAAACGCATACGATCCAACGTGAGCTAACTTGACCCAAGGTGCTGCAAACACTTTGCCACCAATCAAACGCCATTCACGGCAAAAATGATAGTCCTCAGACAATAAACGATTGGTTTCAGGTTCAATTGAAGTAGCAAAATATTCAGCAACATCTTCACCTTGCTTCATTGTCTTATTAAGATCAACAACATCATTAGAATAAGACGGTACATGAGGTCTTAACTTGTCAAACACTTCACGCTTAATCATCATAAAGCCAGTGCCACCATTAAAAATTTCTACTGGTTCATTGATAGGTACAGTAACTTCACCAGCGTAGTTCACTAGGTTTACTACAAAGCTGCCTGTATGAAATTTAAGTTGATCTTCTGGTACACCTTCATCCATTGCTCGTCTTACGCTGTTCCAATTGATTTCTTTCTTAGGATAGATACCGCAAATGATGTCTTTATCAGCATTTAACATGGTAACAATATCTTTTGGATCAAACAAAATGTCAGCATCAATAAACATCAAATGAGTGCAATTTGTTTTTAAAAATGTTTGCGCTAATGAGTTTCTGGCACGTGTAATTAAGCTCTCATTAAACATAAAACTAAAAGACAATTGAACACCATTGTCCGCACATATTTTAGTCAATTTCAATATGGATTGAGTGTAAAAGCCAGCGCACATACCTCCGTACATAGGAGTAGCTATAAATACATTTGGCGGTACACGTTCTTTCTTTTCTTCAAACTGTTTTACATCTAGCTTTTTCTTTTTGGTAGCCATTGCTTCTCCTTAAATAAAGTTGTCGGTACTAGCGTTTACATAATCGTTAATCAATATGTTCTTGTTATCGTTAGAACATTCGTGCATACAAGTGGTTTTAGCATTAAACTTTTCAAAATATTTTTTAGTTTCTTTGCTAAACCACAGGTCTGAAA